GCCCCCGAATCTCTAGCCAAGCTGATTGGGGGACGCCAGCAAAGGGCTCCTTCTGCGTAGGCGGCAGGGATGGGCGCGTCCAGTAGTACGAGACGAAAACGAGGCGGGATAGCCCCGGCCAAAGAGAAAGGGCAGAAATGCCGATTCCAGCAGCAGTACTGAAAATGGGTCAGGTTGCCGACGAGGCGCTTGACGCCATGTCCAAACAGACGAAGACGAGCACAGAGCCGGCAGCGGTCGAGCCTGTAGTCTCGGATGAGCCCGAGTTGGATAAGACGGTCCAGCAGCAGCAAACGGGAGCGGTGCAGGCCCAACAGCCGGCACCTCAAGGGCAGCAGGGCACGCAGGATCGAAAGGCCGACTACGATGCGCTACTCGAACGCTACAAGGCTGCGGAGGCTCAGAATAAGACCCTCCAGGGTATGTTTGCGAACCTCAACGCGACCATCAAAGCGTTGCAGTCGCAGGTTGTCCAGCTTCAGGCGTCGGGTGGCGACAACAAAGGCGAGTCGGGGTCCCAGAAGCCGACAGTCGGAGCGACTCTCCCGGGAGCGCGGAAGTACATCACCAGCGACGAAGTAGCAGACTTCGGCGAGAACGTCATCGACTTCTACGAGCGCCTTGGAAAGGGCATCACCGAAGCCATGATTGACGGGAAGGTGTCAGGTCTCGATCAGCGCATTTCGCAGGCCGAGCAGTCCGGACGACAGGTTCAGACCCAGACATTCTGGGAAGCTGTCGAAAGCCGGGTGCCGGGAGCGATCGCGATGGACGAGCGAGACGTCAACTGGTGGAACTTCCTCGATTCCGAGGATGAGTTGACGCGAGTCAAGCGAAGGCAGATTGCGGTGGAATCGATTGACAGTGCGGATGTTGAAGCATGGTGAAGTTGATTGATCTCTTCCGCGGAACCGGCCAGACGCGCGTTGTTCCGGCTATCAAGCCCGTAACCTCCCGAGGAGATACGAGGGTCCTGACCGAATTGCCGACCATCACGCAGTCCGAAGTGAAGAAGTTTTACGAGGACGTTGCGAGGGGTCGGTATGCAGGGAAGGAAGAGCAACGGAAGCAAACGGAGCAGCAAATCGAAGACGCGGCCTCAAGCGGCCGAATCATTCCGGGATAAGCCTTGGTGGCTTTCCGCAGGAACGATGCGAGTGCATCGGCATAGATTCGGTCTTGGTCGCAGAAAGCAGAGGAAGTCATGGGTCTGGCAACAGCAGCAGGGTTTCGCAACATCGGGTCGACCTCGATGGCCTACATTCCGACCGTCTATGCCGGCAAACTGTTGGTCAAGTTCTACGAGGCCACAGTCCTGGCGGCGATCTCGAACACCGAGTACGAGGGCGAGATCAAGAAGTACGGAGATCAGGTGATCATCCGTTCCACCCCGAACATCATCATCCGGGACTACAAGAAGGGGCAGACGCTCACCCACCAGCAGCCCACCAGCGAAGCGGTGACCTTGGACATCGACAAGGGCAAGTACTGGGCGTTCGTAACCAACTCGGTCGACGACGCGCAGACCGACATCAAGAGCTACGTCGAGAACTGGACGACCGACGCCAGCGAGCAGCTCAAGATCAACATCGACGGCGACGTGCTGGGCGACATTCCGGCGGACGCGCATTCGTCCAACCAGGGTGCAACGGCTGGCCTGAAGACCGCCGCGTTTGACCTTGGCAAGGCCAACGCTCCGGAAGAGATCACGAAGAGCAACGTACTCGAGTACATCGTCGACTGCGGGACGGTGCTCGACGAGCAGAGCGTTCCGGAAGGCGGGCGGTTCTTGGTCATTCCTCCGTGGATGGCAGGTCTGATCAAGAAGTCTGACATCAAGGACGCCTCTCTCGCGGGAGACGGTACCTCGATCATGCGCAACGGGCGCCTGGGAATGATCGACCGATTCACGCTGTACATGTCGAACCTCCTGACGTCCACGTCGGACAGCGGGCACACGTGCTTCAGCATGTTGTTCGGCACCAAGCACGCGCTCACGTTCGCGAGTCAGCTCGTTGAGAACGAGAACCTCATGAACCCGTGGGGCTTCGGTCGGCTGTACCGCGGTCTCCAGGTGTTCGGCTACGAAGTGATCAAGCCGGAAGCCCTGGGCGTCCTGTACGGGCACAAGGGGTAAGGAAATCGCCGCTGTCCTCGAGTGAGGACGCACTAAAGCAGTATCAGCAGAAGGAGATATGGTCATGGCTACAGCAGCGGATTCAGTAGTGACGATGAACAAAGGCGGATTCCCCGCCGATGGTCTCAAAGTCGGAGTGGTTGAGGTCGAGATCGACCTGGCAACGGTCAACGCGGAGTTGGTTGCGCAGGGCGATGGCGTCCTGGCGACGGGCGACATCATCGAGGCGATCAGCTTGCCGGCTGGCACGCTGGTCCTGGCGGCCGGCATTGAGATCACGGAGACCGTGGTTGGCGTTGCGGCGCTTCCCGTCAGTCTCGGCATTACGGGTAAAGACCCGAATGCGTGGATCAGTGTCGTTGACATCGGCTCCAGCACATCGTATGTCCTCACGGACTACGTCGAGATGCTGAACGATGGCGCGACGGGTCAGGTGATTGTTGGCGGGGGCGCTGCGGGCGCCGCTTCCGACACCATCGACATCCTGTGCGGCACCGTGACGGCAACCACCGTCACCGCTGGCAAGCTTCGCGTGTGGGCGATCGTCGTCGACGCGGGCGCAGCGGACGGCGAGTAAGCCCTCGGCGCGTCATCAAGCAACATGGACGGCCGGGGGCGCGGTGGGCGCGCTCCCGGCCTTCTTACAAGAACACACGCCCACAGAGGTACTGAGGCATGGACTACCTGAGGAAAAGAGGAACGGACACCATTCTGCCGCGCACCAGGATGCTGTCGAAGCGCGACGACATGATTCCGGTCTCCGAGGAAGAGGCGAAGAGGGTACTCAAGGAGCAGGAGGCTCGCCACAAGCGCGAGGCTGCCAAGATTGCCGTTTTCACTGAGCCGCCCAAGAGCGAGAAACCCGACGAGCCGCCCAAGGAGAAGACCATCGACGAGATGGACATGCAGGAACTCCGGCAGAAGGCCGACCTGATGAAACTCTTCGTTCACCCGAGCTGCAAAATCGAGACCATCCGCGACAAGATCAAGGCCACACTGGAAGCGGAAGCGCTCGAAACCGGGAAGCTTGAAAACGTGGTGGGAGATGGCGTCGTAGCCGGATAAACCAAGGACGAATCGCATGAAGGCCAGTGAGATCATCACAGCAGCCAGGGACCTTCTGC